GCAAGTAGAAGGCTACCAGTTCACAAACACAACAAAGCAGAACCTAATTGACAACCTTATCGTGGCAATAGAACAAGAAGAGATAAGCTTTCCTGAGATAAAACCACTCATAAACGAGCTTGAGCTTTTCGAATACGAGATGACCAAGGCAGGAAACATAAAATACTCTGCGCCTGAAGGATACCACGACGACTGCGTTATCTCGCTTGCCTTAGCCGTATATGGTCTAAAGAGATACTACGGAAAAGTCTTAATATGGTGAGGGAGAAGAGATGGGAATAAAAGATAGATGGGCAGTAATAAAATCAGTTCTCACAGGTAGTACACCAGGATACGGTGTGTCAATACTCTCTCTTAATAAGACACCGCTTAAGAGAAGCAAGTACGAGATTCTTAAAAACCTTGAGGACTATCCTATTCTGTTCGCAGTGCTTAAAAAGATAGCAGAGAACGTAGCAAGCGTGCCACTGAAGTTCTATGTCGTGCGTAAGGACGGAAAACCGCAGAAAGTACCGCTCACGTATCTACGTTCCAAGCAAATGAGAAAGAAAATCCTAAAAAACGAAGGTGCAGAAATTGAAGAGCTCCTTGAACATCCGATTATTTCCTTACTCGATAACGGAAACGAATACATGACAGGAAGGCAAATCATAGAAGTTACACAAATGCATATAGACCTTCTCGGAGAAAGCTTTTGGCTTCTTGAAAGAAACGACCTCGGAGTTATCGAGAAAATTTATCCCATACCACCGACATGGGTAACAAGCGTACCTGACGCAGACAGACCTTTTTATACCTTACAGATGGGAGAAGTACGAGAAATACCTGCGACAGAAGTAATTTGGTTCAAGCAGGTTTCTCCTAAAGACCCGTATGGACGTGGCCTTGGATTTGGAGATGTGCTTGCGGACGAATTAGATGCGGACGAGTTCGCAAGCGAGCATACAAAAGCATGGTTCTATAATAGGGCAAGACCTGATATTTTGATAACCGCACCAGGTCTAACAAAAGCAGATACAGAGAGACTTGAGCAAGACTTCCAAAACAAGCTAAAGGGTTTTTGGAACTGGTTCAAGCCTTACTTCATGAATGCAGATGTGAAGATACACCAACTTTCGCAGAGTTTTGAAGGAAACGACGTAATAGAACTAAGAAAATTTGAGAGGGATATGATAATAAACTGCTTAGGGGTGCCACCTGAGATTTTGGGAATTGTAGAAAACTCAAACCGTGCAACTATCGAGGTTGCGGACTATATCTTTGCAAAGCGAGTAATAGAGCCTCGCCTTGAATTTCTAATCTCTATTTTGCAAGAGAAACTTGTACCGAACTTTGACGAGAAAATAATAATCGACTACGAGGAACTCACTACTACGGACTGGGACATAAAACTTGAGGCAGGCAAGATTGCACCATGGAGTCTGACCTTAAACGAATGGCGTGAAATTATTGGACAACAGCCTGTAGAGGGCGGAGATGTTTTTATGTTGCCATATAACCTCGTACCGCAAAATATCTCTTCGCAGAGTACACCGCAAGAGCAGAAGACAAAAAGCCCAAGGAGAATAAAAAAACTAAGCGAAAAAGAAGTCTACGAACTTTTAGAAGCGGTGGATGAGTGGCACATCGCCTATTACGTACATCCCGTTTATAAGAAAATAATCGAAGAGTTGGGGCAAGAAACAATGAACAGCATAGGACCTGGGCTTTCTTTTAATCTCTTAGACACAAGGATAACACAGTTCTTAGACGAACAGGCTGGTATCTACATAAAGAGTGTGCAGAACATAAACGAAACAACAATAAAACAGCTACGAGACGAACTAATAGAAGGAGTACGAAGCGGAGAAAGTATATACGACCTTTCTAAAAGAGTGAACAAGGTTTTTGAGGACGCAAAGGGATACAGGGCAGAAAGAATTGCAAGAACAGAAACGCTGCGAGCGTTCAATTTTGCACACTACACAGCCTTTGGGCAGGCAGGCATAGAGTACCATGAATGGGTAGCAACAAGAGATGACCGGGTAAGAGACTCGCATCTTGCGACTGACGGACAAGTAGTAGGTGTAGGAGACTATTTCACGCTTGGTTCTGGTGCAAGAGCGCTTTACCCAGGTGACCCATCTTTACCACCTTCAGAAAGTATTAACTGTCGTTGTACCCTTGCTGCAGTAGTTGGAAAAAGGACAATGCTTGACACTGAGGAGAAAAGGGTAAAGTACTGGTGGGAAAAGGAAAAGAGGATGGAGCAGTACGACAAACTTTTTGAACGAGCAATTAAGAAGGCATTTCAGAAACAGCAGGATGAAATTCTTGCAAAACTAAGACAACTCTGGAGGATGGAAGAATGAGCGAGCTCATAAGAAAGCAATTTCTAACTACAAGAGAAGACCTCGGAGAAAGAAGGCTGCAGTTTGTGATAACGACATCAGCAAAGGATAGGGATAACGACACGATAAATCCGCAAGGTTGGGTGTTTGACAATTATCTTAAAAATCCAGTTGTGCTTTTTGGTCACGACTACACAAAACCAGCTGTTGCAAAGACAATAGACTTGCGAGTAGAAGGAGACAAGGTCGTTGCAGTTGCTGAGTTCCCTACGCCTGAAATTTATGACTTTGGCTATACGCTCTACCTTCTTTACAGAGAAGGCTTTATGAATGCGGTTTCTGTAGGATTCATACCGCTTGAGTTTAAACAACGTGACGACGGCTACGACTACATTAAGCAAGAGCTTCTTGAATATTCTCTTGTGCCAGTACCTGCAAACCCTGAAGCGCTTGTTGTAGCAAGGTCTAAAGGGATAAATTTAAAACCTCTTTACAAAAGTATTCTCGAGATTATGGAGAAAGACGAAAAAATCTTAGGAAAGGAGGAGTTCGAACAAATTGAGATGGCCATGAAAGAAAAAGAAACAAAATCAAT